TAATATTTACACCATCTTCAGTAGCTGAGATAGACATTTCAGAATGGCCGAGAGCTGATGCAGCTTTACGGATTTGCGACAAGATATCATCGGTAAACGATACCGTAACTTCACAATCAGGCATGGTAATATCTTTTTGTGGTGTCGTCAAAATACTAGAATCGGAAAAGAAATACTTAACCTTTGAGTTACCACCAACAACATCGACATGATTATCTCCGAAGTTGAGTTGTGGATCATTTACTAGATTTACTACTGATAAAAATTCATTAAGATCGTAGATACCCATTTCTGTGGGAAAGTCTTCAGTGATATCAGCTACAGCAAGAATGTTCTTTGCTTCTGAAATCGTCTTGACTTCCTGACCAGGCTTTAGCACAACATTAGGATTAATGCTGGAAAAGTTTCTGAGCACAGATAAAGTATCATTTGAAATACTTACTGTCATACTGTTTCTCCTGTTTTAGATATTATATTATAACACAGTTTCATAAAAATGTACACTATTTATTTACTCTATCGTGTTCATTAAGTGCAAGTAAAGCATAATGCAATACCTTCATTAAATCTTTTCTATGATCTTCAGGGTTACCTTTCTTACCGTAACGAGCATTATACTTATCAACATTACCTAAGAAAAAGCCGAGGCCATGCCCACGATCTACAATCACCTCTGAGGATTGAAATCCTCCTTGGCAATAATGGCCCTCATAAGTGGAGTCTATATACTTCTTAAACTCCTCGATGAGAGCGCCTTCATTAAATTTGTACTTCATTAATCCTCCTGTGTATTAAGTTCGACACCAGAATCTACTTTAGTGTAGAGATCTAGGAATGCTTCTTTTGTATCATCATCGAAACGTGAGATACAAAGATCAATAGCCTTTGCTTTATCCTGAAAGACAGTAAAGGTTTGCATGATGTGACACAAACGACGAGTTGAGATTACCTCATCGATGCCATCATCATAGAATGTTTTACGAATGATATCAGCCCAGTTGACTAGATTTTCGATGAAGTTCGCATCACCATGACTCATGTGAGACTTAGTATTAAACTTTTCGAAATGACGAGTCAGGATTTTCTCTTCAATAGATTTCGAAGGAAACTTCTGATCAATAGAAATATTGAAACGCTCAAGGAAAGCATCATCAATAATCGAAGCTGCAGTAAAGCGACCATCTTCAGATCCTTTACCTTTTGTGTTTGCAGTAGCAATCACGTTGAAGCCAGGAGCAGGTTTGACAATATCACCTGTTTTCTTTACTAGAACTGGCTTACCTTCAAGAATACCTTGAAGACACATAATCTTGTTTGTAGCACGATCGATTTCATCAAGAAGAAGGATCGAACCAGATTCCATTGCTTTCAAAACTGGACCTTTGGCAAAAACAGTTTCACCATTGACAAGACGGAAACCACCGATCAAATCATCTTCATCTGTTTCAGGGTTGATTTGAACACGAATAACTTCACGTTTTAGCTTAGCACAAGCCTGTTCAACCATGAACGTTTTACCGTTACCTGAAAGACCAGAGATGTAAACTGGAAAGAACATTTGAGACTTAAGAATCTGAGTAATATCTTTGAACGAACCCCATGGAACGAACGTAGGATCTACATCAACAAAGGTTTTCTCAGAGTTTGTAACCGAAGCTACCATGCCAAGAACAGCATTTGATTGCGGTGCCTCAGCAACTGGTTCTGGTTTAGGAAGTACTGCAGAAAGATCGTATGAACCGATTTTCACACGCGATTCAGGAGTAAGTAATGGAACAAAATCTTTTCCGGTATAACCCATGTCACGAGCAGTTGACTCGATAACATTCTTACGGAAAACAGTAGTATCTGGATAATTATTAGCCAGAGTTTTCAGGATGTTCAAAGTTGAAATTTTCATAATATAGGTCCTGTTTCATTAATTTATAGTGCTATTATACCACAGTTAGATGTATATGTACACATTTTTTTAGATCATTTTGTTATATGCTTATAACTTTTAGTTAGGCTACTGCCGCTCCTATCTTTTGCATAAGCACTTTGTTTGTTTTCTTAGATTTAGAAAACTTCTTGAAGTCATTACCAATTGACTTATTGGTTGATGGATTAAACTCTTCGTTAGTTGTGTCTAGGTCTTTTCTACCGCCTTTAAGCATGAAGTAAGAATTGTAACCAAACACATCTTTAAACTCAACACATTTGTTTTTTCTGTATTCCTTTCCAGCTGCTTTTTTAACTGCAGTTTGATCAACCCAATCCTTATCACCATTGTTCATAGCAGCACCAACACAACGATAGTTAAACTCAACTGATCGATCAGCAATAAAGAAACCCATTGTGTTTGCATTGTAGGTTTCACGTATATTGTTCATAAGTGATTCAGTTAATTTACGACCGGAGCTGGTTTTAATAGCTTTGTTACCAACTTTTACAATTACTTCACCACCGTTACTGTATGTTGGTGTGATTGGCATATCATTTGGATTGTCTTGTGATCTCCAAGTTTGGACTCGGTTAGCATCACCATCAGTAATCGTTACAAAGTTAAACTTTTGAATGGCATTCTTCTTAATAAACTTTTTAATTAGATCATTCGAAACCATTAAAGCTTGATTTAGTGGGGTAGAACCAAACTCTTCATACTTTGAAGTGTATAGCTTATAGTTGAATATGTACTCTCTATGATGATCGTTACCATAGTCAATCAAACCTTTAGTGAAAACGCGAAGAGCTAGATTGTACATTGCTTCTTCATAGTCTTTCTTTTTAAGATCAGAACTGATAAGCTCAACCATTGCCAACTCATCGGCATCCATTGCACCATTTTGAATACTGATGTATTCTGATGTAGTGGTGAATGCGTAAACCTTGAAAGGAATATTGACTGCTTTACAGAATGCCACCATGTGCATTGTCTGTTGAATAACATTACCAATGACATCGTACATAGAACCAGAATAATCAACAAGAAGCATTAGACCGTGATTCTTTGCATCAGCCATGTTAGTTACTCGAGCAAAGATATCTTCGTTGTATTTGTATGAATGTAGCTTGTCAACATTGATAGAACCAGTCTTCGCTTCAGAAGCACGTTGCCATTGAAAAGCAGCCTTCTTCATTTCGAACTCTTTGACTGCAGGCTGTACTGCTTTCTTTACTTCCTTGATGTATTTGTTACAATGCATGCGAACTTCGTATCTGGCTTCTAGTTCTTTCCAATTGTTACTTGGCTGACCAATTGTTTCAGCTCTTGATTCTGCAAGCTTAGCATAAGGAACAACCATTTCATCTCTTTGCTTTTGATTGTAATCGTTGATAAACAAAGTTTGACTACCGTTTTCGTTTACGTCTAGAAGCTTCTCTTCGTTTGATCTGAAGATTTTGTCTGTTTCTGAGAACTCTTCTTCATTGTTATGCTCTGGTTCAAGCGAGACGATTTTAGACTGGCTTTTCTCATCTTCTTCTTCAACAAGTTCCTCATCATTGTCAAATGCCTCTTCGCTGTATTCACCTTCTTCATCATCGCTTTCTTCGCTTTGATCAGGTTGTGAATCATCATTGTTATTGTCTTCGTCAGATGATTCCATTGGCTGATCATCTTCGTTTGGTGAGTATTGATCTTCACCTTCTTTTTCGTTTTGCTCCTGAGTGTATGCAAGGATTTTCTTTACAACCGCACAAACATCAGAGAACGTTTGAGTATTCATTGTTTCATAATATAGCTGCATTTCTTCATCATTGAAGTCAATGTCAATCAGATCAGCAAGCTTAGCTTTTAGGTTGATCTTATCGATTAGCTTAAGAGTGTTTACACGATCAGCAATATCGTCACCAAATAAACCAGAATCAAACAACTTTTTGTAACCAGTTTTAAAGGTACGAATAAGACCAGGATATGTTTCACGAATCTTTCTTTCAATACGAGCATCTTCGACTACGTTGATGTAGTCACGAGGACAACCTTTGATCTCTTCATTAGAGCTGTGAATACCTTCGTAAGGAGTGTATAAAGCATGACCAACTTCATGACCAACCAATAGATCATAAACGTCTTTACCGTGATCCTTCCAGATAGGAAGACCAAGTACACGATTCTTTACGTCGAACCAAGCGGTCTTGTAATTACCGTGTTCTACGGAAAGGTTTTCTTTTGCCAGTAGCTTTGCTAGAAGAGGATTAACTTGATGCATGTATATGCTCCTTGATAATATGGTTATATTATACCACAGTATCGAGGCTGAGTAAACAGTTTTTTTATAAAAAGTGTGACCCGTTTCGAAATAATAGTCACGCTACTTTATCTTAGAAAAGTTTCTTTCCTTAATAAACTCGATTTTCGACCTGAATTTGTTCTCTAAGACGTCTCCTTTGTGCGAAATGATAAAGACATTTGAGCCATCTTCGAGAGTATCTAGGATCTTCGTAAGAGAATCTACACCATCTACATCAAGGCTACTATCAAACGTTTCATCAAGAATCAATAGATTAGTAGCTGCAGAGTTTTTCATCTTAGCAACTTGACGCCATGTGAACAATAGAGACAAATCGATACGTTGCTTTTCACCTTCAGAGAATGATGAATAGTTAAATGTATCACGATGTCTAGACTTGATTGTCTCATTAAAGCTTTCATCTAAATGGAATGCCACAAAGAAATCCAGTACTTGTAGATACTGATTAATAAGCTTATTCATTACGGGTAGATACTGTTTGATTACTTTGGTTTTGATACCAGTATCTTTTAGCATTTCACCAATTACTTCATTGTATGTTCTTTCCTCAAGGAATGCTAGCTTACGTTCGTTAACCGAATCTTTTGAATCATGTAATGTTTCTAGCTCGTCCTTTGCATTCTTTAGATCACCACTCTGGCCAGATAACGAATTGATTTCCTTTTGAGTCTTATCAATCTCTTTCTGAAATACATTAATCTTTTCGTTATTAGATAGAATTGTTTGTTGCTTTTCCTTTAGTTCATTAAGAGTTTCACGTACTTCATTGTATGACTGATTTAACTCTTTTAGCTTACCATGAAGTTTAGTCTTACCATCTTGAATAGCCTTCGCTTTCTCTTTTACTTCTTCAAGCTTTTGAGTTTTCTTTTCTTCTGTTATCTCTTGATCACATGTAGGGCACTGATCGTTATCTTCGTAGAACCTAGATTCTTTTACAAGATCTTTAATATTCGAATCAAACTGTAAGTCAAACGATTCTAGCTTAGTTGTTTCACCAAGGATCTTATCATGACGTGATTCTGTTTCTTGTGTAAGTACACTTAGGCCTTCACCTAATGCTTTAGACTCTTCGAATATTTCATTAATACGCTTCTTATGCTCACGTATTGTTTTACGTTTACCACCAATCTGATCTTCATTTAAAGATTCAAGGTTCTTGATATACTTAACTTGTGTTTGTATCTTAGAAGTTACTAACTCTACTTGATGTGATAGATCATTAATCTCTTCTCGTATCTTACCATTACGTTCTTTGAGTAGACCATTCATCTTACTAAAGATATTAATATCAAGTAAGTCTTCAATTACTTCTCTACGTGAGTGAGAAGGCAGTTGCATAAATGGAATAAAGGAACTAGAGCCAAGTACAACAACCTGGTGAAATGATTTATGATTTAGCTTTAGAATGTTTTGCTCTAAAAACTTCTGATAATCACGCGCACTTGAAGATTGATTAATTAGATTACCATTTTGATAGATTTCAAACTTACCAGGCTTGATACCTCGAAAGATACGAAAGTCAGATGAACCAATCTTAAATTCTACTTCAACAACACAATGTTTCTTATTAATAGAATTGATCATCTGATCTTTCTTAATATCACGATGTGGTTTGCCAAAAAGGCCAAAGGATAGCGCATCAAGTAAAGTAGATTTACCTGCACCATTTTGGCCTACGATAAGTGTTGTTGGACTTCTATCAAACTGTATTTCAGTAAACTCGTTGCCAGTAGAAAGAAAGTTCTTCCATCTACATGCTTTAAAATGTATCATTAATAATTATTCCTCAGCATCTAAAATTTGCTGTGAAGCTTTTACCCACCTATCAACGGCAGGTGTATCTGTCTTGTGGGAAAAATTATCTACTACCCATTGTGCTACGCTTTTGCTTTTACCATGAGGACATAATGTCCAAGTTAAATCTTCCATTAATGTCTATCCTCTTCAGCCAAAGTAAATACAGCATTAGTTATGATAGTTGGGACAACTAGTGCTAAGTGAACACCAATAGCTACTGGAATACTGTAACCCAGCCAACCAAAGTAATAGATTGCAATTAATCCAAAAAAGCCTGACCACATGACAAACAAAGCCATTAATAGATAACCTTGCATTACTTGGTCTGGAATAAATCTTAGTGGATTATATCTTAAATCCATTATGTATCTGTACATTTCAACTATTCTTTTAAACATATTATTCGCCTCGATTTTCTTCTCGTTTTTGATAATCACGAACTTCCTGGCATAGTTTCGCATTAGTTTTTTTAAGTTCTTCGACACGTTCACCGAGTTCTACTATTTTACCATACGCGGTGTATAGCTGCTTATTCATATCGCTTACTACCTTTTCATAGTCTGTTATCATCATACTATACTACCTCAAGATTTTGTGCTTCGGTATATAACTCCCTTAGCTTTAATTTAATATGATCTTTATCTAGATCAGTCTCAACTGCTTCGACGTATGTATCAAGTAGATCTTTTGTATCTTCGAGATTAACCTTCTCATCATCTACGCTTTCACCAAGAAACTCTTCGAAGTTTTCTGCTATC